TTCTTTTTCTTCTTCACCTTCACCAGCTTGTTCTTTTAGTAGCTGTTCCAGTTCTTCTTCATCACGTTTCCTACGCTCTTCTTGTGAGTAGGGTTTGTCTACAAATGCAGCCTTCTTAGGTGTTTGCATTTCTTCTGCTAGTATTGCTTGTTCAGCCATTAGTATTTTCCTTTGGGGCTAACCGTAGCCTGTGTTAGGGGGGTTAGGTAGCCATTGAGTTTATGTGGACTTATTATTTAGAAGCTAGTCCACTTTGCTTCATCTGTTTAGATACTGAGCCACCTTTAGCCATACCAAATTCTCCGCCTATGCCCCTACCAGAATAGGATGCAGCAGAACCTATACCACCGCTTCTTGAAGTTTGTGTTTCATACGAACCATCACCATCACCGCTACTATATGCTTGTTGTGCTTGTGCTTGGATTCTAGCAGCATTAGCAGCATCTTGCCTTTGTCTCTCTACTACAGCAGCTTTACTTTTAACATCCGATATTGACATACCTTTTGCATCAAAACCATACTTAGAAGCTAGTGCATCTCTTTCTTTACGTGCTTCACGTGCCTCTGCAAATAGCTGACCGTAGGTTTTTTCTCTTTCTATATATCTTTCTGGACGTACTTTACCTGTTTTTGTGTCCATTACAGTACCTACCCCTACTTGTTTAGTAGTAGATAAACCAAACCTATCAGCTAGTTTAGTTCTCATTACACCTATCTCTTCTTTAGTTTTACCCTCGATAGATGCCTGAAGTTCTTCTCTAGCACTTTTTAATTCGTTAGCTAAGTTTTGTTGTTCATCAGGTGGTAAGCTATGTAAATTTATACCCTGTATATCGCTGGGTACATTGTTCTTAAAGAAGTTTTCCATAACTACTTTTTGTGATGTTAGAAATTCATTTCTTGCATTAGGTGTACCTTTTACTTCTCTACCTAGTGCAGATGTAGGTAAGGAACCTGCTAATAAACCTGTTTGCGCCCTACCTAATTCAGTTAACTCAGAAAGAAGGTCTTCATTCTCTACTTTATCTCTATCATAACCTACACCGCGAAGGTCTGATGTAGAGTACTCTTCGGGTTTACCGTCTGGATATTCGTCACTTTGCCCACCACTTTGTTCTTTTGGTTGTGCTGCTGGTACAGTACTTGCAACCTTAGTCTCTTCTTTTTTAGCTTGTGTAACAAGACTGTATCCTTCAGGAACAGTAAAGGTTGGATGCACCTTACCATTTTTAAAAGGCACTTGAATTTCTTGACCTGCTTCATTTCTATATGTTTTATATTCATCAGGTGGTCCCATATCAAAACCTGTAGAAAAACTTGTTAGGTCAGTAATACCTTGTGTACTAATAGGTGTTGCCTGTTGCATAGGGGCTTGATATGCGGTAGTAGGCATAGTAAATCCTGTTGGAGTTACAGGTGGTGTTTGATAATTGTTGGAAAATTGAGACTGTTGATACCCGCTAATTCCATAGTTACTAGGTTGTACAATGCCGCCATCAGCAAATTCTACCACGCCATCGTCTTCCATGTCAAGGTCATTAATATCAAATGGTAAGTCATCTGGCATAGTGGCTTCATCGCTGTTGCCCATCTGACCCATAGCTTCCATTTGTTTAAGTCCCATCTTAGCTTGCTGACGTATTTGCATAAGATTACCTAAACCGATAAAACGAACTACGTCTGCAGGAAATACAAACTCTCCCTCACTTAGCTGTGCAGGAATGTCATCTCTAACTTCTTCTTGTGTAGAGCCGGGTGGGACATCATTGCCTGATACAGGGTCTATCGAACCGCCTTCATCCAATAAGCCACCGTCTTCAAACATGCTCATTTGTTCTTTCATTGTCCTACCTCATCCTGTAGCATTTTAAGTTTACGCAGTGCCATGATAGCACCCTGCTGTCTGTGCATTAATACTGCATCATCAGACTGCTCAAGCACTTTATGGTGTTGCTCAATAGCTAAGTCCAGATAGTTACTGAACGCTTCCCATTGGCGGTTGTTGCTGACCAGCGGCTTGAGGCGGCTGATTGTCTGCTGTCTGTCCATTTGCACTAAATCCTTGTTCACCCGGAACTGGTACTTGCCCTGTTCCTACATTACCCCCACCTGCACCAGTAGGGTCCATTGCATTACCGTCTGCCATACCTTGCTGTGGTGGTCCCGCTGGTGCTTGGAACTCTTTCATTAACTCAGCTTGTAGAGCAGCTTCACTCATGTTGTTGGTAACTTTGTCGGGGTCTAAGTCCATTGACTTTGCAATCTCACTGATTACATATTGGAACTTAGCAAAAGGTGCAAGTGCTGGATTACTTGCAATCTGAAGGAACTGCATAAGTCTCTGACTACGTACTTCGTTAGCCATTAGACTTTCTGTTCCACGTGCTTTAACTTCTAGGTCGCCTTTAATCTCTTTGTCAAAGTCAAACTGCATATTAAAGCGGAATAGACCTTCACCTAGTGGGCGTAGTAGATAATCATCTACATTCTTGATTACCGTTTTAATACCCCCTGCAGCCGCACCCATGAGCATGGAGATACCAGAGGCAGTCCTACCCACGCCGGATACACCTGTCTGCCCATGCGCGTAGCTAGGCATTCCTGTGGACTCATCAGATAGCTGACGTGCCTTATCAAACAGCATCATATTCTCAGAAGACACGTTTGGAAACTTAGTACCAAAGATAGCCTGACCCGGTGCGCCACCCTGTCTACGGAATACCTTACCCGGATACAGTGACAAGTCTTGACCCGGTACTAGGTTAGTCTCATCTACCTCAACAATCAAGTTGCCAGAGAGTACAGCATTATCTACAGCCATACGCATAAAACCATTCATTAGCGTTTGAGTATCATCCATGTTCTCAGCAATACCTACGCCAAAGAATGAGTATGGGTTTAACTCAAATGGTGCTGCATGATATGGAATACGAGAAGGCTTGAAAGGATTAAGAACCATACGTAAGAGTTTGCCATTACAAATCCATACGTTTGCTTGTAGTTCATCAAAGTCTGTTAACTCTTCTGGGATGTCTACACCTTGGTCTTCAAGCATCTCGACATCTACCATGCCCCAATACTCTAATACCTCAAAGCGGTCAATGCCATGCTCTGGTGCATAGTCAGATAGGTCATCTTCCCAATACTTTTTATTGTAGTTCTCACCCATATTGATAGCTTCATCAATAACGTCACTACGGAAGTATGGTCTTTTCTTTAGGTTACGCAACTGTGTACGAGACATCTTATGACGCTCAATAACAAACTGTGCTTCATCCATGTTGTTTGCATCTGGGTCTGGATAGAAGTTCCATACCGATACATGGTTAATCTGCGGTACTGTTTTAAAGAGTGGGTCATAGTTACCCTCATCATCCCAATTAGGATACTCCTTATCAATAGCGAATGGTCCCTTCATAATACCTGTACCAAACAAGGCCATTTCAAAAGAACTACTACGTAGATTTTTATTAGCACCAGACTCTTCTAGTTGGTCGTGGATTTTCTTCTGCATCTTCTTAGCAGCAATCATAGCGGGGCTAAACTCGATAGCAGTAGGTGTGTTACCCGGACCTTCTTTTAGCTTATCTGTAACACCTTCTAGCTTACCTTCTAGTGGCCCAAGTTTTTCGCTAAGAGTTTTAGTTGTCGCACCTTTCGGGAACTCCATACCATCGCCCTTGAAACCATACGGGCTAGATAACGCTGTATCACCTCTAAGTTCTTCTGGCTCTTGAGGGTCAAAATGAACGTCTGCCACGACACCTTCCGGTAAAGTCGTAGGTTCAATGGATAAAGGAAATTTGTTATTAGCAAATAGAACGTCAATAATTTGTCCATAAGCTGCAAGGGTTTTAGTTTTGGTAATCTTAACGAAGACACGAGACTTTTCAGTTTCTGTAAATTGTACATCAGGACCGTATAAACCTCTATAGTTGCGGTAGGCTCTCAGCCAACGCTCTTCATCTTGATACCGATAGTCTTCAGACCGACTGTAGCGTTCCATAATAAAAGGAATAATCTTGGATACGTCAGCATCTACTACAACACTATCGTCAGTGTCTTCTAATGCAATAGCATCATCTTCAATCATAATTTCTTCTTCAGCCATTTTATATCCTTAATATCCAAATGTGGAATCTGCTACTGGCATACTGTTTCTTGGGCCACCGTTAGGGTCGTAGTCAAATATACTAAACCGTGGTCTTGACATTATACCATACCTCATAGCATCGTACAAGTGGTCTTCGCTATTCGTGTCAATATCCTCTGGGTTCTTTTTATCCAACGGTATGGAAGGTAGTTGGGATATGATGTTCGTGCAATTACTAAAGAAAACAAGTCTAGGTTCCTCTGTGAAGTCATCTACCTGTAAGCGTCTGTGTATCTCATTCTTACCTGCTACACGACTGCCACGGCTTCTATCTGATGGTCGCCAACGGCAACCTCTGCTTACCATTTGTTCCGCAAGAGACGGTCCAGTATCACCACGCTTATGCCAAAGACTACTATCCAAGACACCATACTTAATATTTCCATCACCTGCCTCTAATTCAAGTATCATATCTGCCAAGTCTGTGGCAAGAACTTTAGAAACGTAGAGTTCTCGATATACAATAAGTTGTTCATCAGGTGCGACAGCAAACCAAACAACCCCAGACTTACTGCCGTAACCATAATCGCAAGCCCTAAACTTAACCCAATTACTAGGTATATCAAAAGGCTCAATGACATGAATGTTACGGTCAAACTCCGTGAAGGCCGCACCTTCTTTAATATCCCAGTCACCTTCGAGAAGTTGCCTACGCTGTTGCTCTGGGAGCGATAAGAGCATAGCCTCGTAATCTCCTGCCTCTGCAAGGTAAGGATTATCAGAGAGTCTTGCTGGTATGAACCTACGCTTGAATAAAGACTTTCCTGCCTTGCTATGTCCTGCTGGGTAGCGTAGTACTTCTCCTGTTTCACTGTCTGTGGCCTCAAAGGTTGTGTCATATGGTGCTGGGTCGATAAACATTTTCTTAACCCAAGCGTGACCTCTTCCTCCGGGGTTTGTCGTTGCCCTCATATAAATAGGCAAGTCGGGTGCAGTGGACCGTAAACGAGAACGCATGTAGTTCCATGCATATGGTGTGGACCATTGTGTTAGTTCGTCAAAGCCTATCCAACTAAAAGCTAGACCCTGATAACGCAAGACATCATCATCTCTATCCAGATAAGACATCCACAATCTTGCGCCAGAGGGCGCAGTCCACTGCATCTTTCTTTCTGACCATTTAATACCGGGCCAGATTTTAGGGTACAGTTCCTGCGACTTAAATACAAGTTCTCTCAGTTCCTCTGTTGTATGTCGTAACAACAGTCCACTGAAAGCAGGATGCCCCATGTAACGTAGTGGGTCAGCAAGCATGGCATAGGATTTACCACCACCTGCACTACCACCAAATAGAACCTCACGTTCTGGTGCAGCTAGAAAGCTAGTCTGCGGTCCTTCGTTAGGCTTGAACAGAACATTAGCGGTCTGCTCAATATCAACTGTATCAAACTCAGGAGTAAGTGTTTCCTGTATCTCAACCGTTGGCTTTGGAGCCTGTTCTTTCTTCTTCGAGGACTTTCGCTTTGGCGATTGCCTTTTCCGCATACTCTGCCCACTGGCGGATGCTTTTAGCTTGGTTCTTACGCTGTCGCTCATTCTGTAATCTTTTCCTTAGACCTACATGCGAGATGTATCTACCGCTGTTTGTTGACAGCCAGTTTGCTACTTCACGATATGAATACTGATTTGTGTACGCTCTTGCCTTCTCAAGCAAGTCTAGTTCAGTTGGTATAGGGTCAAGAATGTCGGGGTCTTCTTCACTCTGTTCATAACCAAATGGTACAGTCCTAGCAATGCGAGGTATCTGTACCCATTCGTTTTCTTCTTTAATGTCGGTTGGCTGTGGTAGCTTCCACTTGCCTATACTTCTAGTCATCGTTTACTACTGCTTTAGGTGGCATAAGCATGACACCGCCAGATGCTTCTACCTGCATCTTCTCTGTTTTCACTAGACCCGTGCGGTCAAGCAGTTCTTTAGCCGCTGACATCTTATCACGGATACCTAACTCAGTTGGGTCAAACAAACCACCCACCATAGCCATCGCAGCTTTAGGTGCGTTACGTGCCATGTACATCTGCGTTGCCTCAAGAATTTCTTCCTTTAGACCTTTCACAATTGCAGTGGTAGGTGTGTTGTCGGAATAGCCAGCCAGTTTCTTAGCGGCAACTACGTCACCGCCAGCGTCCTCAAAAAGGACTTCCAGAAACTTCTGTTGTCTTTCGTTTAGTTCTCTAGGCAACAAACTCTCCATGATGCATAGCGTGTGCTAATTTTACACTACGTGATTTTACCTGATTTGCCCACCTGCTGTCAAGCATTTCTTTTGCTGCAGTAGGAAAATCTTCACTGTGTATTGCTGCCCACATATTTTTAAACTTACATAGTCTTGGTACGCCCATATTGAACGCCATATCCATAAGGATAAGTTGACGCACAGAGTCTAAGCTGTCCACGCAAGGGTGCGCTCTTAACAGTTCTTCCTCGACAATCTGAACGTCATTCGTTGCTAGATAAACCGCATCAGCTTCTGTGATACCATATTCGTACACATGCTCAATAGTTGGTATATCCAAGTCAGCTAACTCCTGCTCAGTTATACCCCGGTCTTCCAGATTTCTTCCGATACCAATTGTGTCAATACCCAAGGTATCTTGATATACTTCTAATCGCAAACCTTCGTGTGCAACTAGTTTTTTAATAAAGTCATCTCGTGTATATTTCATTACTTATCACCCTTGTGTTCGTGACCCATCCAAATACCAAACACGCCAGTCATAACACCCATCACTACGGATACGAAAGCTGACTGTGCGCCTGTTGGGTCTGGTATATCCATGAACCACTCAGCACAACTCCACGACATGATGGTACTAGCCAGCATCATAAACCGTGGAAGTATCTTCCATTTTAGAAAAGTCTCTACACTCATTATTTCTTACCGAAGAATTTTGTAGCTGAACGAACTCCAAAAGAAGCGGCAACGATAACTCCCAAGGAATACTGATACCATTCAGGCATTTCATTAAGTCTTGCGAAGCCATTCTTAACTACCTCTTCCATACCGGGAATGAAAGCTAGTACAAGTGGAATACTGAATAGTACAGTAAGCCATTCGTCTTTCCACGAAGACTGACTACCTTTAGCCATCTCCAAGTCCCAGTCAATCTCGCCAGTAGCTTTCTTCTGCATGACGATAGCTTCAGCTTCTGCCTTGGCTACACGTGTCTTTGCTTGGGCTTTCTTCTCTTCTACCTTGCCAGACATCCATGTGCCAGCTAGGTCAGCTATTGGTCCTATCAGTAAGTTTAGCATATTCTTCCTCTATACGCAACTTGATAAGATATAGCCTAGTTTCCCACTTAGGCTCATCTTCTTTTAGTAGCGTTATATTATGTTCCTCTGCGAAACTTTGCAGTCTTTTTTGCAATAGACTTAGGCTGTGATACATGCTGTTTACCTTGTGCTGTACCCTGTCTCTTGGCTTTAGTTGTAGCAGAATATTCTGCACTTGTCAAGGACTTTATTGCTTTTGCTGGTAAATATCGTTCACCTGTCTTTGCAGAAGGTTTACCCGACTTAGTACGCCAGTCTTGATTAGTCCAATTAGATAGGCTTTGTTGTGATGGTTTCTTCATTGATTTATGCCTACTGCCTTTGCTGCTGATATAATCATTCCTACCGCCGCCGCTATGATTGTGGCAATAGCACCGAAGATGATAGCACCCATCTTTATATTCTCGACTAGTTCTGCTTGCTCTTTAGCTTTTTTCTTACGTGCAGCTAGTGCAGCTTCTTTAGCTTCCTGTATTCTCTTGGCACGTTCTGTTACAATGCCTTGCCATGTTCCATGACCAAACCTCATGTCAATCATTTGGCTCATCTCGTATAGCTTCTCTTGTGCTATCCTAGCATCAATAGTTTCTTGTGCTACACTTTTGATATTAAACTGGTCCACACCAGATTTTTTATTACGTGCTTTCTGTACTTGGCTTTCACCTTCAAACAGATTATCAATGTGACCCGCAATCTCACTGATGTCTTGTGCAGTGCCAATAGCGGATTTGATACCGTCCACTGCACTCTTTACAAGTGCAATACCCGCTAATGTTTCTGCAATCATTTATATGTACCTCTACTCTATAATCTTTACAATATAAGTTTTACCGTTTGGTCCTTTACTTATTTCAACTGTTTTAGATTCACACGCATATCTTACACTGCCTGTGTCTTTGTACAGGTTTCTTTCTATCGTGCGCTTTGACTTTAGACAATGTGACAGCTTTTCATATGCTGTATGTTCAGCTATGTCTCCTGCAAGATATAATATTAATGTTATTGTCTCAGTCACCACCTTGCCCGTTCCTCATCATTTCTAGTCTAGCTTCTATAGCACCTATTCGTTTCTCATAAAACTCTAAAGTTAATTTCTGTTGCTGGTCATGTGGCGCACGACCTTCATCTATTTGTGCTGTCAGTTCGTCTAGCTGGTCAGCAAGATGTTCAATCAACATGAACTGTTCACTGTCAGCAGGTAAGCTGCCCATCTCGCCACGAGGCCATTTAATGCGAAACTCTGTGTTCTGTTCTAGGTCAGACTCCATCATAGTAATGTTTGTCTCAATCTGATTAAGACGCTCTATGATACCAAAGTAAGCCCACGTTGCCAGTGACGCTGCAGCAACCATACTGATAATATTACGAAGAGGTAACGCAACTTCTGTATTTTCATTTAGTTTAGTTGCCATTAGCTTTTGTAGCCGCCGCCAGCTTTCTTATAAGCAATTGCTAACATCTGCGCCTTACGTGCAGACCACTGACCGGGCTTACCACCCTTGCTACCAGCTTTAATGCGTTGGAACAAACGCTTTCTCAATGCTGGCTT